CTGCATCTGTTTGGAAGTTTGTAATTTCTGTGAATACAGTAGGCGCACCCGGGTTAGCTGTAACATAATTACTTGCATCAACTCCGTTAAGTTTTAATGCGTTAGATGCTGTACCGTGGAATTGATGATCTGTACTTGTTACTCCAGCTGTTGCACTTTGCGTATTTTTAAGTGTAACACCCTGGCGTACTATATCAAATCCTGAAATTGCGTTTTGTGCATCAGTTGAGTCGATAGTAAATTCTACTGGGCTTATTAAGAATTGTACATCGTCGTTTACTGTTGCAGCAATTACACTTCTACTAATTGATCCAGTATCAAGTACTGTTTTACTTTGCATTTGTGTAATGCCTGTACCTGCATCTTGTGGACCTACGAGTACAAAATCTGTGCCGTTGTATGCATATAACTGTTGGTTAGTTGTATCCCACCAAAAATCACCAGTTGATAAACCTGCTGGTGCTGTAGCACTAATTTCTGCGCCGCCTGTTGTGCGCCATTTGCCACCGTCATAAAATTTTAATTTGCTATTTGCTGTATCAAACCATATTTGGCCTTGTATAGCCCTTGGTGGTTGATTTGCTCCTGCAAAGTTTTCTAAAAGAAATACAAAGTTTTCGTTTTGTATCTCACCGTACCCTGCATAATTCTTACCAACTAACTTAATGTCAGTTGTTTGATCAATAGTACCGTCTTGTACTATTGTAAGCTGGGTAGTATCATATTTGTTTATTGTGTACGCCATGTTTCAGTTCCTTGTTACAAGTATTTATCAGATCCTTACGGATATGCTATTGTGGAATTCCAAGTCCACACTCCTGCTGTTATTGTGAATGTCATTGTAAATCTCGATGGATCTAGTGCCACCGTACCTGTAGCTGGATTAATGAATGCTATATCTTGTATAACTGATTCATTTTGTGTTCCTGCTGAATCAACTGAAATAGTTGATTTTTGTAAAACCCCAGTAGCATTTGGCGAAGTAGATACAGTAATTTGAATTCCTGAAATTGTACTGGCCGCATATGATGTACAATGTATTTTAGCAACTTTTCCATTTGCTGCTGCTGAAGCAGGATATACTGATTCTATAACAGCTTTTACATCGTTTATTGGTCCGTCACCTACGCCGGGTACATTTGGTGATACAAATCCTGTAATATCTAATGCTAAAGACATTGGTTCAAATGCAATTTGTGTATCTACATAACCTTTATTTGCTACGTCAGTTGTACCCGTTGGTGCAGCCACTCCAGTAATCTTTTGTGTGTTTACTGTTATATCGCCTGTAGAGCTAATATTTAATGCTCCTGGCGAACTAATACTTCCAACTGCTGCATTACCACTTACAGTTACAGATGTTAGTGTACCAACATTTTGTAAAGAAGAATTTACAACTCCGCTACCTAATGTTGTCGCTGTAAGTACATTTGCATTTGAAATTCTAAAAGACTTTCCTAATTCTAAGTCTATATTTTGATTGGATGTAAAGTTGCCTGTTGAGTTTTTCCAGATAAAGTCTTTACTACCATTTAAGCTGTTAATAACAAATCCGCCGCCGTCGATTCCTGCATCGTCTAATTCTGTTGAATCATCAGTAATTCCTAATTGTATTTGCGGATCTTGTACTCTTAACTCTGCTGAATCAATAATTGTGCTTGCGCCGCCGATTGCAATGTTTCCTTCAATCGTTAAGTCGCCTGTAACTCTTGCATCTCCAGTTACATCTAATGCAACTGTTGGTGTGTCTTGAAAAATACCAAAACGTCCATTTAGTGTATCAAATGTTAACCCATCAATTTGATTCGAACCAACTTTTCTTCTGATTGCAAATGGTTGATTTTGATTTAAAATATCAATAACTGTTTTTGTATCTGTTTCTGTAGTTTTAAATTGTCCGTATGCTGTATCACCGTATCCAACTTTTACTCCAGATTCTCCTTTAACAAATAATCCACCGTCCATTGTTTGATCAACAATAACATTACTACTATCTCTTTCGTTATTTCTAACAAAGTCAGTACTAGCAACTGATACACCTTGAGCATCTACTAAGTTTTCTGCTGTTGATGCAATTCCATTCCAACGGAAAGCAATGTTATCTCCATTATCTGCTGTATAAAGTGGATTAAACCCTACCTTGATTACTCTTCCTGCTGCATATGGTAATAGTACATCTTCAGTTCTCGGTGTAAATTCTTTTGCACTATGTATACCAATTAAGTTTCCTTGTATATATTGTGCTAGGACTGCTCTAGTTTGTCCTGATGTGTCAATCATTGTCACAGCTTCTAACAAAGTTTTTCCTTGTGTAGCTGTGTAATTAGGTCCTACAGCAACAACATCGGTTCCATCATAAAAATATAATTTATTTTGTTCATTATCAATCCATAAATCACCTGCAACCATGTTAGGTTGTGAAGAACTTATAATTGGGCCGCCTGCAATTCTAAATGTTGTTCCGTTGTAAATTTTTAAACGCTGATCGGAAGTATCGTACCAAAGTTGTCCTGGTATTGCATTTGAAGGAGCACTAGTACTTGCAAAACTTTCTGTTAATTTAATAAAGTTTTCATTAATATATTCGCCAAAGCCTTTATAATTTCTTCCTACAAGGGTTAGATCTGAAGAGGTAGTATCAATTACTCCATCTTGTAATTCTACTAGGAGTGAGCCGTCTGTTTTGTTTAGTTTATAACTCATGATGTTACTCCTGTGTATATAATATAATTAACTGTTTGATATGGGTTCATTATATTTAAATCATCACCTACTGTCGGTGATAATATTCCACCACTTTTATCAATTGTTTGGGATAATTGATCAGCACCAGTTTGTATTGTACTTAATGATGCATCATCTGGTTTATCTCCGCCTCTACCGTCAACAGCTCTAATAGCTGTAAATTGAACACCGTTATCAGCTCTTAAATCATGCTCGTGTTCTGGTAAATTATTAACATCTATTGTAACATCGTCTGTTCCATCAACAGCACCTAATACACTTGAGTTAGAGTCTCTTGATCTAGTATCTGGAACTTCAACTGCCGGATTTGTGCCGCCCATAGTTAATGATCCTAGTGGGAACCTTCCTCTTAGATCAGGTAGAGCAAAATTTCCTGCTGTTACTAATCCTTGTGCTTTATAAGTAAATCCAATTAGTTGATATAAAGTATTGTATACACCTTGGCTTAGTTCTTGTCCATTACAAAAGAACCAACCTGTAGCTGTAGGTTCAATATTTCCTGCAAATGGCATAATACTTCCAATAGGTGTAAGACCTGCAATATTCTGAAATAATGTTCCTCTTGATATACGTCTTAGACCCGTACTAGATCCGCTAATTCTATCAATAATAAATTCATCGTTTGATAAACTATCAGTTACTTGTGGTTTTCCTGAAATGATTGTATTTTTAATTGATATATTAAAATCTTTTACAGCTCCACCTGTTTGTCCGTCAAATACGTTTTCAACAGTTTCAACATCGCCTGTTAATCTAAATGTTGTAGAACTTGTAAGTTTATCAGCACTTCCTGATTTACCACTTACACTACCACTAACTGAACCTTCTAAAGATCCAATAAATGTAGTTGCATACATTTTACGCCATTTATTTGTAGGACTACCAATATTACGAGTGTTATTTAAATCTGGCATAATAAGTTCTGATTCAGTTGTATCAACTGTAAGATCATTATTACCTAAAGTAATACCTTTTTGTACAACAAGATTTTCGCCAATGTTTAAAGATTTAGCAACGCCAATGCCGCCTTTTACAATTAATGCTCCATTGCTTATAGTTGTACTTTCGGTTACATCATTAGTTCTAATTATTCCACTTGTTAATAAATTCCCTGTAACATCTAATGCTTCGTCGGGTGCTTCGTTATTAATACCAACTCTTAAACTACTATCAACTCGAAGAACTGTTTTACTTGCGCCTGCATTACGCACACGCATATCAATATTTGATCCTTCAATATTATGTTGTATTATACCAGCACTTCCTTCAATGCCAATACCCATTTCTCCGTTAATGCCGTATGCAATACCAGTGTTGTTCTGAATGTTTAACGGATTAGTAGATGTTGATTCAACATCTCCTCTTAAAAAGTTTGCACTTGGAACAGCAAGATCATTTACAATTAAATTTTCTGCTTGTTCTGCAACTCCATAGAATTTTACATTGTTTACTCCGTCAGCATCAGTATCTCTGTTTGCTAAGTTAATGCCTGGCTTAATTGCTGTAAAGCCTTGCACTGTTGCTTTTGGAACAAAGTCGTCAAAAGCAACAATAGCAACAATATTTGCACTAACTTGAATTTCAATTACTGTGTATTCAACATTATCTTGTCCAACAATACTACTAGGTTTTGCACCTGTTGTTAATCCTTGACTAAATTCTGGACCTACTAATACCCAAGTAGAACCTGAAAACAAATATAATTGCTGTGATGCAGTGTCAACCCATAGATCACCGTCTGTTGCATCTGTCGGATCAGGTTGAGATGTACTCTTAGCTAAGCCGCCACTTGGTATCCAAGTAGTGCCATCGTAAACTAATAATTGTCCTGAAATACTATTATACCAAAGCTGACCTTGTATAGAATTACTAGGTTCAGTTGGACTTGCAAAATTTTCTAATAAGCGTAATAAGTCTTCAGCAATAACAGCGCCATAGCCAGTTGAATTTCTTCCTGGAAAACTTAGGCTTGTTGTGTTATTAATTGTACCATCTTCAATAACAATAGGATCTTTTTCAGCACTATTTGTAAAATTAATCGTATATGCCATCTAATTATCCTTCGTTAAAACCAGTTAAACTTTGTACTCTAACTGTATAATCTATTTGTATAAGCCTATTAAGTGACTTTTGTACAGGATGGAAAATAACATGTGTTAGTAATCTGCCAGTTCCTGATGCACTGTATGCTCTTAATCCTAATTCATCAAATACATATAAACTATTTTGATCTGCTGCTGTATCAAAAGCATCTTGTCCTGTAGGTTCACCATAATCTAATAAACATGTTACTAAGATATCAGTATAGTTTGTGCCGCTTACATGACGTGTTTCAATTTTATTTCTAGCAGGATCTAAATTGTTAACACTTCTATCATCTACAATCTTTGTAAATGTTTCGTTGTACAAACTTGCATTAGTACCAGTTGAATTTGGTGTTAGATATGTAATAATACCTGTAGGATCAACGCTAGTTCCGCCATTTCCAAACCCCATTTCATATATCCAACCTGTGCCAGCATTGCCTAAACTTTCAGCTAAACTAATACTCATATTTTCATAATGAATAGCGTTACGCTTGTCTATAATAACTTCGCCAGTTTCTGGATTATGTATTTTGATGTGACCTTGTAGTAGCACACCGCTTTGTTCGTTTAATTTATCTGTCATAGTTTATACCATCCTGCTGTTGTATTTATCGCGGCAAGTCAACTCTTGCTGCACGTAAGAATCTACTTATGTTAGAATCGCTATCTGCAAGTGCAGTACCTGGTTCTGTCCACTGTTGTCCTTGTTTTCTTACAACAATCACTTTTGTATTCTGTGTTGGAGTGGTTGTAAGTACTAGCTGATTACCGTTTACAGTAAATTCAGCTGATATTGTTTCGTCACCTTCAGGACTATCCTGAGAAACTGGTCCTGTTATTTCGTTAAAAATGTAATTGTTTATTGAATTTTTACGTAAACGCTTACCTGCAACAAAAACTTCAAATTCGTTTATATTACTAGCTGTAAAATCAAGTTCATATGTCGACGATGTACCGTCTGCTGTAAATATTGTTGTTAATGTTTCATCTTTGTACGGCATAGAGTTTTTGCCTGAAATATTTAATACTACTGTATCAGCTGGATACATGTTTTTAACACCTGTTCCTAAAGTACCTCTTCTAAATTGACTTATTACATTTCCGTTACGTACAAAGTATTCAATTCTTTCCCCGCCAATCATAATTATTGCTGGTTTTAGTGATCCTGCAACTGGTGACGGTAATGCTTCTCCATTAATTACCGTAATACTTTGATCGTATTGATACAAATCTTTTGCTAGTGTAACTTCTTCTTCATTGTTTATCCTAATGTAGTGTGTTCGGTTCAACATATCTTTAAACTGTGACCATCCAAATTTATTTTGTGTTTTACTAGCTGCAAAATGTACTACTTGGACTACATCATTTTCAGATATAGTTGATTCAATTTTAACATACTGTTTATTATCTGTTACAAAATAATCTACACTCGGAGTTAGTAATTGTCCATTAATTGATACCCATAAATATTGTGCATCAATAGCTTCTTGATTTAATTTTATAAGTCCATTATGTAGATGTATATATTTTTGGTATTCATCAGTGCCTGGAACTAAATTAATTCTGTCAATTACATCATAATTTATTGTTTGTATATCTTGATAATCATGATTATTAAATGTAAATATTTCAATTTCTGTGCCTTCAGCAATAGCTGTATCAAAATGTATTTGATTAGGAGTTTTTACAAATAGCCTTGACGCAGAATCTACATATCCAAATCTATACTCACCGTCGGTCATTACAAACACATCTAGTATGTCACCATCTTGCTGTTGCACTTCGCCTTTTAATCTAATAACAGTACTTGCTCCTACTATTAAGTTCCATTTTACAGTATCAAGTATAACACCGTTTAAGTAAACTTCTACATATCTGCTATCAAGTGAGCCAGGAGGGAATTGCCATTCCTCAATTTTATATTCTAATGTAGTTGCCTTAGTAATATATCTTTGATTATATCCTGCGTTAAATATTTTATTTCCAGCTTTTACTAATGTTTTAAAATGCAATGGTTGCTGTACACTCGGAGTGGTTGTAATGTCATATGCTAAACTACTTCCATCAGCTGTAATAGTTTCAACATTTACTTCACTATAGTTTTTAACTAATAAATCGTCTTCAAAGAACACATATTTAATTTCAGAACCTGCTGTTGGAGGTATAGCAAACTTGATTAATGCATTGCCAGCAATGCCATCTGCTTTTTTACTTTTATTTACAACGTTTTCTATTGGAAGGCCGTTCATTGTAATAATATTTTGTAAGTTAGCTTTGTATCTTACATTTGTTATAAATGAAGTTGTACTTCCGTCAGCTACTATTGTATCAATATCAATAATTTTTGTTCCGCTTACGCCTAATGTTATAATATTTACTTTAGAATTTATAGCCGGTGCGCTTGCTAGTGTTATAGTGTTATTATTAAAATCAATAGTATAGTCATTGTCTTCGCCAAGTGTTTGTATATTTCCTGCTACTTTAACAAATACTGATTGTGTAGTTAAAGGCTTTGCTCCTATATCAAATGTAACTTTACTACCATTACCATTATAATTTGTAGAAGCTACTTGGCTTCCTCCACCTTTAGGTCTTTCAAACACTTTAATATCAACAGTATCTAATATCTGTCCAGGAACTTGTTCTTCAGGGCCTGCACTTGTAGTAGGTGTAACAAATCCATCACCGTCAATTGTAATGTCTGCACTTTCTAATCCTGTTGCTGTAGAATAATTTAAACTACCGCCTTGTATAATACTGTCGTATGTTTGCTCATTTGGTAGGAAAGTGCCATCGCTAGTTGATTTTCTAAATATTACAACATCTGTATTTCCAAATGGAACAGCTTCTTCGTTAAATGCAACATAGTTTGTTACATCATAATCATCATCTGTTCGAGACCATGCTGTTTGCCCTGCACCTGTAATACTTTGCACTAGTGCATTTGGATTTGTCTGCTGTGCTGTTCCAAAATTAGGATCATCAATTCTAACATTGTTTCTATAAACATGATATTCTACACCTGTTTCTAATGGCTTGCTAAAATTAAATAGTGTTGTACTATCACCTAATTCAAAAATTTCATCATTATAAGTATTATCATAACTATCCCAAGTTGATCCAAACCATGCATCTGAATCCCATCCTTGACCCTGCGACATTCCAAAGCTCTTAACTTCTACGCCGCCGTAATCAATGCCTGTCATTAACTGGCTTAATTCTTTGCCTAATTGCCCTTCTTGTGGATTATATAAATTACTAATTCGATCTGCTGCTTGATATAGATCTGGAGAAAGTTTGTAATTAATAACAATTATATCGTTAGCATCTGGTTTATTTGTAAAAGATACTTGTCCATAATATCTTTCATAGCTTGCTGTAGCATCTAAGATATTAGTATAGGTATATTCGTTACTTAATTGTTCAATATTATTTCTAAATACACTTATATCAGTAATCTTTAAATCAATGGGCCAATTTAAATTAAATTCAAACTGAGATCCTGATGCTGTAAATGTTTGTGTTTGATCAATTTGCGTATATACATATGTTCCTGTAGTTCTATCAAAATTAACTGTAGTAGTAATTCCTCTTACTGGATTATTACCTAGTTCTACACTGAAAGTTGCATCTCTGCCGCCATCTATAAGATTGCCGTTAACTGAGATTACAGGTGTGCTGTAATATCCGCTACCAGAAACAACTACATCAACCTTTGTTACATCTCCCTTTGTTCCTAAATATGTTTTTAGAACAGTGCCTGATCCACCGCCGCCGGTTAATGTTAACTCTGGAGGTGATGTATAACCTTGACCACCATCAACTGGAGTTACGCTGACAATGCTATAGCTACTATTATCTAACCAATTTTTATTTGGATAAGTTTCTAGATCAGGAGTTGTTCCTACTAGTACATCATCAATAACTTTAATATTCTTTGGTAATATTTTACCTTCTATAGCATTATAAGATGCTGGTAAGTCAAAATCAGTTGTTACTGTTTTTGTAGGGTCTAAACCCTCATACGCACTTAGGTATTCTCTAATTTTTGTTGCAAACGGTTTAACTTCTTTAACATATGCTTCGTAACTTGGAAGGTTATCATTGTTAAATGTAATATCTTCACGTAACGAACCAACGTTATGTTTAGCTTTTATAAAACTAGTTTTAAACGCCCAATCTACGTATGTTTGTTCTGAAAATACATAACGCAAACTTGCAAAAAATAACTTATTAAATTCAACTAATAGTTCATCAATTAAAATATCATCTTTTATTGTGTTTAAAATAATTCTAAGTTCTTTAATTGGTTCACTGTCAAACACTTTAGTATCAAAACTAATTGTATCAAACCCAGTAAATGCTGCTTCTGAATCATATAACGTTTCGTTAAATTTAATTGTACCGTTTTGTCTACCAATAGTTTTATAATTTTGTGTATAATCTTCGCTATCGCTGGCTGATATTTTTTCAATTAACAGCCATCCGCCTGTACCAATATTTGATATTTTTACAACACTTCCAACAGGATTATCTAAACTTGTTAATTCATAACTATTGTCAATAAGGTAATCAATGTCAGTTGCTTCATTATATCCTGTAGCATACCAATCAATATATTTCCAAAATAAAGATACATTATAAGATTGACTTTTTATTCTATTCCAGGCTCTATTTTCTCTTTGATAAAGAGCCCATTTACCTAGCAAAGTTTCATCAGCTTTAACTAATACAGAAAAATTTCGTACAGTTAAAATAGTACTTGAATCGTAATATGTTCCTTCTTGCAATACTGTTACAGATATTATTTTACCTGCTCCGTCGATTACTGGCAATAATTCTGCATCTGTACCTTTGCCTGCTATTGATATAGTAGGAGGATATCTGTATCCTTTACCAGGATTAATAATAGTTACATCTGTAATTTTTCCGTCTTTGATCACAGGAGATAGTACTGCTCTTTCAATTTTGTCTGTTCCAACTGTTGCAAGATCTGCTACTGTTTCTACTTCAACATCATATAAATTACTAGCTGTAGTTAATATCGGATCGTTTAACGATAATTTGCTTATATCTTTATCGTCAATAATTAAATTCTTTGTAAGAACAAGGTTTACACGCTCAATCACTTGTTTTAGTGCTTCGTTTTTGTTTTTAAACCAAGACTGTCGAGGTCTATTAAGTGACCCGTATTTTTCTCTGTCACTAAGTGTTGGATCTGGTACTATTCTCGATTGTGCATCATATCCGATTAAACTATCAAACCATTTTATAACAACATCTGGATTTGGTTGGCTAGTTTCAAGGCCTTCGCTAACAATTTGATATTGGTTATGAATATTTTGGTTTTGATTTTTAATTGTCCAAAATTGTATATTAATGGCAACATCTGTACCTTTTATCAAAGGTTCGCAGTTATATAGTACAAATTTTTCTGGTGAAATAAGTGCAACAAATCTATGTCCTTTTGCTGCAGGATCAGTAATATATTGTGCAATTTCTCTAGTATCAATTTTTCTAAATTCAACATTAGGAACAATAGTTTTATCTGTTACCCAGAAATAATACATTGTTTTGAAAGTTTTTAAAATTTCATTGTATACTCGTCTTGTTGAATACGATGAATCTCCGTATAAACTTTTACCACTATATCCTTTAGAAAACCCAGTTTCAGTATCAGACTCTGCGTCCCAAGCACTTGGAAGTACATCTGATTCTACCCATTCGTAAACATTAATTGAATTTCCTTGAAATACTTTGTTCCAAGATTGTGTTGCATATTGAATACTACCTTGATAAGGATTAGTAAACTTGGCTGTTGTTAAGTTCCACCAAACTTCGCCGACTTGTTTTGGTCCCCAAGCAGATGTTTGATCTTGTATTGCACTAATACTACTAGAAGTAGTATAAACTGCAGGATCAAAATATGTTTTATATGTAAGTTCTTGCTCCGCAGGTCCTGCTACTTTGCCTTGTATTGGATCTATGTAATCAAGATATGTAAGTAATTCGTTTTCTTTAATGTTATATAAAAATATTTTTTTAATTTTTTCTACATCAACTGTTTTGTTTGAAGACCTATATGTTTCCCACATCTTAACATCTTGATCTATTCTAAAATCAACTACTTGGCCTTGAGAATTTTCATCAACTTTAGTTTCTAATCCTGTATAAAAATGATTAAGTTTTGCTAGTATGTTTCTGCCAAACGTATTAACATCCGAATCTGGAATTTGAATAGTTTGTGCAAACAACATACCTGTTGGAGTTTTTTCGTATACAAATACTACGCCAACATCTTTTCTTTCTTCAACTATTTCTGTAAAAGAATTATCAAATCTAGTGGTATTAGAATCAAATGTAGTTGTTTCAGTTGAATCAGCATTTCTCGAAGTTACAAATAACTTATTTCCGTCATATTGCAACTCCCAACCAAATCTTTCAGCACGTTCATTGTTAGGACTTTGTAAATCTTGTAAGAATGTAAACACACCATTAACTTGATGATAAATCGAAACTTTACCTTGATCGGCATTGTAATCATCATTAAATGGTTCTGAAATTGCTATATACATACCATCATCTGATATTGCTATTGCCTTTCCAAAGCCGCTAGTTTTATCTGGTGCTTGTATTTCTTGGCCTCTTTCCCAAAAGCCATTATTTTGCCGATATACAACAACTTGATTAGTTTTATCATTATCGTATAATGCATTAGCAATTAGTACATCACCGTTTTTATTAATATCAAATTCACTTCCGAAGGTCGAAAGTAACCCTTGATCAAGAACTGTGCTTCCGTCAGTACTGTCGTTAATAACACTAGTGCCTGAAGAGTTTGGTATAAATCCAACATAGTCAATTAAATCATCTGTACTTGTCCAGTCAGTTGTATTAAATGTGCCTGGTGCTAAATTAGTTTTTGCTACATATAATACTCCTGTTCCGCTCACCGCAGGATTTTCTCTGTAAACAATATCGTTAGTAAAATAACTTATACTTTCGTTAAAGACACCTTTGTACTTTTTGTTTTTCGCATATTCCCATGTATATGTAATACCATTTTCAATGCCAGTCTTAATAAAATAGATTCTACCTGGTGAAGATTGTGTCTGTGTGCCTTCGGCATGCACCATTGTTCTATACAAGCCGTTACTAGTTTTTGCAATTTTAATATTGCTACCAAGTTTAAAGTTCGACTGTTGTTCAGGAACAGTATATGTACCAATTTCATCATATCTGCCCGGAGCAGATCTACTGTATACTGTGTATAGTCCTTGGTTAGTAAATCCACTTGGTGTTCCTGTTGATTCTGCCGGAATTCTATAAACTTGTTCCCAATCGTTGTTTATACTACTTGGTGGATTTGGTAATCTAGGAATACCTAAAACATTTCCTTCAGTATACATCCAATATTCAACTTCATTAATATTATCTTCTGCACTTAATGTAATAGGATTTCCGCTATCAAACACTAGCATTTTACCTATTCCAGAAGGTGTATACCCTAATGATGTAAATTGTATTTCGCCCATTACACGATCGGTTTGATAATTTACATCAGGATCACCTGGTGTAGCCAAGTATTCTATTTCTGCATTTTGTCCATAGTCGTCGCCAACACTAAATGTACCTACTAAATTTTTTACAAATATAGTGGCATTTAAACTGTTTCTTTGATAAAATGTTACTTCAGCTGTTGCTCCAGTTGTTAAATCACGAACTGTATCACCTACTCTTGGCTCAAAAGGATTATCTGATGCATCTGTTTTAGTAAAGTCTAAATTAATGTATCCGTCCCATACGTCATAAACGTTTCTTGTTGTGTTTGTAACTGTAGAACTTAATCCTATTGTAGTTAGATCTTTGAAGTCACCGGTTGTGTATTGCGGTAATTGGTTAACATAAACACTAACTGGATCACCTGGAGATATAGTATCACTGAGTGCTTTAGGAGCTCGCATTACATATAAGTTACTTGAGAAAGTAGAATTACTTCCACCTGCTCCAGGTAGCCCTCTATATGTTAACGTTCTTATATAACCAGTAAAAGTATTTTGACTACTAATATCAGTTGTTAAATAATCCAAACTCGAATAATAGTATCTACCAGTTGGAGTACTATCTGATATTAGATCCCAGTAAACTAATCCGGCGCCCTTGTCAATATTTGTTGTAGACGAAGTTGGTGTATACACAGGTGTGTCAATCCACCAATATCCACCCCAAACTGTTGAAGTGTTGACAGGGTCTACTGGTCCTTGTTTAACATATTCGCCGATAAAGTCGCCATCGTCTCTAAATAAACTATCGCTAGTATTAAATGAACCGTTTACATCTCTTAGATATATTAGTATTTCAGCGCCTACTAATTTAGTATATTCAACTGTACCAGTAGCAACCGGTGTTTGTAAAACATCTCCTATATCAACAGCGGTTGTACTACTATTAACATATAAAACTTCGTCAATTTTCTTTTGTATTGTATGTTCTTGACTTAAAAATGTATCTGTGATTACTGCATGACTTCCGTTAAAAGGTGCCCTCGATGCTAAAGCTGATAAGTCTTGGTTTCCGTATGTTACTGAATTCCATTGCAATCTTACCTGATCGTTTATTCCACTACCTTCATACAACGAAAACGGTGCTCGAACAAGTATATGGCTTGTTGGTAAACCATTAAATGCAAGTAAGTTATTATTAGGATCAATTGCATAATCCCCAACAAGCAATGTTGGAATAAAATCTGTGCTATTATTTTGCAAACCTGCAGCTTCAATATTTTCAACAACCGAACTAAAACTATTGAATACAATATTATCTTCTTCGCCTTCAATATCAATTTTGGCACGCCATAACCCTTGATCTTTTCCAACTATACTATTTTTAGGATAATCAACAGCTGATTGAAATGCTCCTGAATATTTTGTTTTTACATTTGAAGCATTAGGCGAACCGACTACAACATATTCACCGTCTGGACTTATTGCTAGGCCTGCTCCAAAACGCTGTCTATCGTTACCAAACTTAAAAGGTTCAATAGTTTGTGTTAATATATATGTCAATGCATTAGTTGGTCTATTATATACATAAACCTTTCCGTCAGCGTCATCTGGTGTACTTACTAATAATGTAGTATTTCTATCGTCAACAGCTATTGATGTTCCAAAATTTGATCCATTGTTTATCCACTTACCAGTACGGAAAGTATGTGCTGTAAAACTAGACGAGTTTGTTGGTATAGTTAAGTCAGGATCATCATATAACTGGAATGATGATGATGTAATAGTTCCGCCAACATATTTTGAAGTACTATTAAGTTCTACAGTACCTTGTATATCACTAAACGTTATTCTATCATATTTTGATAATTTATGAAATCCTTGATTAAAAATAGTAGTACTAGCAACATCTAAAGTAATAGATTCAATATTTCCAGATGCATTAGATACTGGATTATTAATACGCTGATGATCAATAAATGAATTAGTATTCTTATATACTGCCCATTCATTATCGTCAGTTATTGAATCAATCCATAGTAAATCTTCACCGTGTAGATTTTTTTGTACAATTTTGTTTGCTTCAACAACATTTGTTGCTCTAACTTTTAAAAATACCGTTATATTGCCAACTAGGTCACTATCTTCAGTAGTTTTTGGAGAGTTAGTTTCTACAGTTATAACATTGTTGTTTATACTATCAATTTTATAAAATCCGTCAAGGTTAAGACTTGTACTATCATTATGTATAGCATTAATACCGATGATATCACCTTTTACAAAATCTTTAACATTTATGTCTACTGTAATGTCAAATGTTGCTTCACCCTTTCCAATTTGGTTTATTACATAAGGAGTGTCAATATGTTTATATACTGTCCAGTCTTTATCTTGATTTCCAACCCAAATATATGCATTTTTTGCAATATCAGCAAAATTAAAGTCAAGTATGTTTTCGTAGTTAGTTACTATTCCTCTAACATCTTGTTGATTTACATATCCTGCATTTTTTGTGTAACTGTCAAAAACATATTTTGCAGGCAATGGTTTATGATTGTAATTTTTAGATTTTTGGTAAACTTCATATGGTTTAATTCTATAAATTAAATCGGTTTCTCTACCTGTAGTTGAATTTACTAGTTCTATAGGCTGCGGCACTAGTCTAAACTTTCCTTCGTCTAGTCTAAAAATAACATCGTCAAAGCCTTCGCTGGCTCCGTATTGGCCATCTTTAATAGCCCATTCTTCGTAAAACTCTAAACTATCCTTGTCGTCACTTGCAAGTGCATCAAACAATTTAGTAAGAGCATTCTTAGAACCTTTGTCTTGAATAAATCCTTGATAGAATTTGTATTGACTTACATCATCGTTTACAATGTTTTGTAAATATTGGCGTTTTTGATAACCAATTAAATGCTGTGCCATTTTTTGCTGTTCAACATCAAAGTTGTCTGAATCTAAATCATAAAAATCAGCAAATTGATTTGTTTTATATTCAAAGTTTGCATAAAGGCCGCCTTCTGGTTTTTCAGAAAGTACATTCCAATTCGTTGCATCAAAGGTTTGAGATCCGGGTACTTTCTTAGGAGCACTATAATAAAATTCTTTATTTTTAACAACAGCACCAATATTATAATCTTGCCATTGCTCCCATTCTACAATATTAGGTTCGTCAAATATAAAACCAGGAATATTTAAACTTCCGTCCCAGTCTGTTGTTCTATAACCTAGTATTTTAATTCTTTCTTGTCTATATCCAGGTTGCTGATCAAATATTACATCGCCAAAAACTGTTGCGTTATCAATAATAACTACATGTTCTTTTTGTACTAAGGGCAACGATATAAAATAAATTCCATCTGCTGTATTTTTTGGACCTATGCTAAATTCATTAGGCGATCTTCCAAGATTTGCAAAATCTTCTACAAGTTTTTGTCCATCTGCTTTTAATAATCCATAGCCGTAAAATCCGTCAAATATATTATCAACCATTGAATAATTAGTGTTTATTTTAATTTGTTCGGCTCCAGGACTAAGTGTAATAACACTGCCAGCAGCCCAATTTTGTGTAGTCCAGAATAAAAATTCGTTTACACAATGCCTCCAGTCAAGAACCACTTTGCTATCTCCTTGGAAATAATCAAAAACAAATCCTTCACTTTTTAAATATTCTCCGTATCCTAATAAAAAGTCTACAACATCCTGTATTCCAGTTAGTAACGTACCATAAGGCATTTCATTAATTATATTATTTGTAAATTGTTTTCTAATAAAAGCTTCTCTTCCGCCTTTTAATGGCAAAGCAGCTAATTTAGCAAACTGTGTTTCATCAAATAGTTGTGTGCTTTGGTGTTGTGTTTTTGTTCTATAGTAAGAACCTTGGTATTCAACATTTTGACCTGCAACATATGTTTTATTACTATCCCATTCAACATAGTCTTCACTTATTCCGCCAATATTAATACTTGGATCGTTTTGTTTAGATACTGCACTAAAATATTTAAATATGGTATTATTAGGACTATACCCTTTAATTACATATCCGTCTGTTCTGCGTTCAATAATTACACCACTATATTCTACAGTTTTTACAGGTGAGCTTGTATTTAAAAATATTTGATAATTTTCATCTGGTACAAATACATTACCTTCATTGGTTGGAGTTCTACTATCAAGTATTAATTTAAACTTTTCTATGTCAGTAAATCCCGCTAATTTAAAACCAATTTGATTGTCTATACTAGTAATATTTTCTTTATACTTTGCATAATTCTTTAAGACATCTCCGGCCATATAAGAAGCTATGTAATTTATTAGCCCGCTTGTAAAAGTTTGAGTAGCATCTGATGCTACACTTGGAAATACTAAGTCTTTTAAAGTGATTCTTTTATTAGTAGGTTTATATACAATAGCGCCTGCACTATTACGTATTTGATTAAATCTATCAAATCCTGTAGAAAATATTAAACTAGGCTTATTAATTATAAATGCCTTGATTAAACTAAATGCATAATCAGAACTGTTTCTCCACGCAGACTCTACCGGTGCGCCGTCTCCAAATACAAAACTATTAGATATTGAGTCAGGTTGGTAATTACTAATCCATCCAATACTTAAAGGAGGTAAAAGGTTTCCGTTTGCATCTGATGGTATATTTGCTAACAAATTTGGTCTTACGTATTTGTTTAAAATTTTATATTTTACACCCGGCTGCCTTAGAATACCATCTTGTAAGTCAGTCCACATTAATAAGTTATCTTTAGTATATGGTGCTGGACCATATTGTGTGTCCCACCAACTAGGCTTTATTGTAAGTCCTAGCATTTCCCAAGGATGAGTATGCGGACGGTCTGTATCAAATGCTCTTTTATAAATTTGTCTCCAAAATCCTGGTAAAGTACTTCCGCTTGGTGAATTAGATTTACTATAATTAAATGTAAATGTATTTGTTCTTTCAAAAAAGTTATGTAAAGTATAATCTGTATCTATAAACTTACTCCAAGACAAGAAGTTACTTAACATTGACTTATTAATTTCACTAAACGACATTCCGGTTTGTCTATATTCACCTGGAACTAAATCATTTATATCTAAAAGTGTTGGGTCATATTTTATTTTAATATTATTAAAAATTCGTTTTTCTAATTCTAATAATAAATCATCTCTATAATCATTAAAAGCAACAAACCTACTACCATCATGTCCTTGAATAAATGATGTTGTTGTTAGGTATGTATCATCACTATATAACATTGGTTCGTACGCAGGATACAGTCCTAATTTAGTAGGTGTTGGTGGCACATAACTTCCGTTAGTAGTTTCGTATTCAAAAATGTCTATTACATCATCTTGTGCCTTTGTTGCTGTTACAACAGCAAATCCATCACTGTTAAATGTATAATCTTTGTTATATACTAATTGAATGTTATTTTTGTAAACACTAACGGCTTTTTTCGATAATGTATTATTATCAAACACTTCACTTAAAGCAAAAAATGTCTCGTCAGCATCTAATATAGTATATGATAGTTTTTTGACAGCGCCAGTTGGTACCATATCACTAAAATAAAACGGCATTTCTTTACTTTTTACACTATTGATAGTTTGTAATATACTATCTACATGATCTTTAGTTGAGCCTTGAAACTCAGAATTTAATGCAACTTGTAAAAATTCTCTTTTAAATCTGTTATATTCAGTTCTTGCATAATCTAACGATTTTATAATATTACTATCTTTATCAGTTATATGATAAAGAGATAAATTCATAGGAGCACTGTGCTGTAAAAATCTTCTTCCTAGATCTGATAAGTTACTAAGATCTCTTAGATTACCTGTTCCAGGAAACACACCAGCAAAATTATCTAAATTTTCAACAATAGTACTAACATGATCATTAACTTCTCCTAGTGTAAATTCTTTAAGATTTTCATTCTTAGGATTTCTTTCTAATGATGTTGGTATTTCATAAAATCCATTATCATTTTTTAAAGTTTTAGATTTAGTTTTAATAACTATGTCATCATTAAGTACAAGTGTGTTATTAAAATTTATTTGTGCATTGTTTTGATTATTAGTTGTAATAGTATAATCAACATTTTCAAATTGTAATTTATTATTAAGATATACTCTCACCCATAAATCGTTTAAGAATCCGCTGTTGTTATATACGTCAATTTCAAATCCAGTTGTTGTGTTATCAAAAACATACTGTCTAATAACAGGTTGCTCAGTTAGTGTTGTAACTTTTTTCCAACCAGTTACTGTTTCAAATACATTTAGATCACTATACTTTCTTAAAAATCCAACGTCTGTATTAACTTTAAAAATATTATTTTCGTTAGTATACGTCATAGTATCTTGAAGAATATCGTAATTAAACACAATATCTCCTACATTAGAAATACTACGATAACTTAAAGGAAATCCTAATTCAGTATCTGATGGTCCTGTTCCTTGTTTATAACTAAACAATTTATTACCGCTAAATGTTGATGCTTCGTATGTACTGGTATCTGAATAACTTTTTCCGTTACTGTCAAAAATATCAAATAATGGCGGTTGATTAGTATTTGTCTTTTGCTGTGTTTCTTGCCACGTTCCGTTTTGGAAATACAGCATTTTACCTTTAAATGTATTACCATTTAGTGCAAGTACTGTTTCGTTTTCTTGAGGAATACTATCTGATACTTCTTTAAGTGTAATTTGATTATTTGTTGACTCTCCGCCAGCAAACTTAATAATGTCAACTTCGAATATTCTACCTTTTACAAGTATATCTGTATCTGCTGTAAAAAGAATACGCATACCTTTAACAATATCAATTCCGTCAATGTTGTATCCTATTCCGCCTTCAATAGTACTAAAAACATCTGTGGTAAAATTATCAATTAGGTCAACATCTTTTTTAATTTTTGTACCAAAATTATGTAATTTAATATCTGCTTCAAATTCAATAATTGGTCTTTTTGCACGTTGTAGTTGATCTAAATCAGAAGGTTGATTGTTTTGTGCTGCACTAGTTTCAATTACACTTTTATGAAACCATCTATTATATCTTGCCCAAAGATTTCCGTCTTTTGCTGAACGGTTAATAACCAAATAATCTTTCTTAGTTGGAAAACCAATTGCTTTACCAAACGGCAATCTGTCAAATCCGTTAGCATCAAATGCTATTTCAACATCGTCTGTAAAATCTGTTGGAACATTAAGATTAGTTTCGGATACAAGTTTAATTTTATCGCCAACACCCTCTACATAAAATGCACCTTCTGCATAAGAAGCTGGTTCAACTTCGCCGGTAAAAAATATTTTCATTCCGTTTGATAACACAGCACCATTACTTGCTTTATAAGTTTTCTTTCCAAGTATTTCTTTTTCAACATCAATAAATGTTGCTTCACTAATGTCTTTAACAACAATAGTTCCGCTTGCTTGTAAATCGTTAGATGCCATATAATAAAGTATATCTGGTGTGTCTGTTCCAAGTTGT